GGCTCCCTTATTTAAGGACCTTACGGTCCCCGCCTGCGTTTAATTACGCAGGGGTCCAGGTGGAATTCATCCCACCAAATACAAGTCGACGCCCTAGATCACCCGATCCAGGGGCCGAAACTTGGCCACCGTTGAGCCAGACCGTTATGTACCTTGAAGCCTTGCGGCCTTGGTACACAATGGAGGTCCGGTTCACTCTCCGCCAGGGCAGATCCGTTCACCATAGAGCGCAGATCGTTTTCAACGACCTGATGCAGTGAATCAAATTCCTCGTCCGGGATTTCCCCGTAGCGATTGATAAGATCACGCTGCTGCTCAAGGATCAGACGAACGACAACATCATCGATCGTCTCCCACCCTGGATCGTGAGCTTGAACTCGAGGAAACTCCAGATAATGGAGCACCTTGAGCAACGAACCGTGGTCGTCCAGGCTGTCATTCCGATTTCTCGGGATAATAGCCTTATACTTCCAACGGTCGTAAAACTCGGGGTCGCGAGCGGGTGTAGCTTCATCCCAATCGCAAATGAGTCCTCCGTCTCCGTAACCTTCGGGTATTTGATACCCTCGGAACTTCGACGGGATAGACCCAACAACCCTGTCATAGACAGGGCGCCACCGAGCATCAAGCCCCCAAGTCATCCGACTATAACGTCGAATGGCATTGGCAGCCCAGTACTTTCGAAGTACTGAATTTACGGGCTGTTTCACATAAAACGGAGAAACGTCAGTCCCCGCAAAGTAGTGCTTACCGCACGACTCACGGAACGGACCACTCGAGAAAGTCTTCTTCCGGTTTAGCGTAAAGCCTAACCAGTCGAGGACCTCCTCAAGCGCCGGCACCAGTTCCACAGCGATAATAATATCATCGCCGAAGACAGTGCACCGACGGTCCATGTCGCTAGTTGACAACAGATCAATTAACGCAGAACTCAAGGCATAGAAAAACAATGTCTCAAGTTCAAACGTGTATCCGTTGCCCATTGACGACACCTTCCGGAGTAAATGTAAATCCCCAGAAGGAAGAACAACCTGAGGCGATCTCGTTAGCTCAACAAGATTGCTCCAGTCAGGAGGGAGAAGCTGTCCCAGTAACTCTAAATGAATTGAGTCACTGGCGCTGCTAAGGTCGACAGTTGCTAGTCGGCCGTTTGCACTACCTTCCCGGGCAAGCTCAGCGTTGTACTGCTGAGCATCCGGTTTCAGTAGACCCCACCTGTTCAACCGACGCCGGATTACTTTACCGATTCCTTTCTGAAAGTACATATTCAGATCGGGCTCGATACAGATCGTACGGTCGGTTTTAGCGTTCTTAGGAACGGTGATTAGCTTGCTCCCAGGCACTACCTCGGCTTTAAAACGCCAGGTTGGATGGGCTCTCACGAGCGCATCAGCCAACGGAACAGCATTGTACGTCATGTGGGGCGTCGCAGCCCCGAATTTGAACGCAGCATCGCCACGCCGCTTCGGCAGAGATGTCGAAGCTCCTGGACCAAACGCGAAGAAGGAGTGAACCTCGTCGAGATTTACATCCCCAAGGATTTTCTGAACTTTTCTACTAGCCGTCGCCATGACGGCAAGCACAGTGGTGGTATTTAGACCACAACTGAGTTTAGGATTTCCACGGAAACGGATCTCAGCGAGATGCTCCTCCACCTCAAAGAATTTCTTGCGGGCTACATCCGACCGATCGATCCCCAAGTCCCACGCTGGGAACTTGGACATCAGTTCGGCACAGAGGTAGTCCCGCGAGAACGTATCTGCATTCGTATAATCCATTGGATTCACGGTAGCAGATACAATCTCGAGATAGTTGCCACTTTCTAACTGTGACAACATCTCCCGGGACCTTTGAGTATCTGCCGCGGTATAAATACCCGCGGCAAGTTGGTTGGCCTGGCAAACAGACAGACGGGAGAGGCCCTGTAAAGGACCAACACGCTTTTGCTTCTTCACTTTCATGAGTTTTATACCTCGTAGAGGTGAATGGAGATGCAGAAAGGCTAGTCGTCAGACTGAGCAGTATTACGCTCAGAACGATACACAGCCCAGGCTTCGAGGATGCTTTCCAGCAACCTGAAAATGAGACCATAAACAGGTTTCATCTTAGGTTACGTTAAGCAGACCTTCGAGGGCTGCAACGACGTTCGCGTCATTGCAGATACCGACCGTAATTTTCCGAAGATCCTTACGGTTCTGCAGCGTGCACTCTGCGGGCAAGGTGAATTCCACCTTAGCTCGCATAGTATACTCCAGCTTCGGTCGATTAACTCCATTGATAACTTCAGTGGAGGTGACCGGAATAGCAAGATCAATGCTTTCGCGGTAGATCTTGCTCTGTTGGCCAGCTAGAGGGGCTCGGACAGTAATCCCGAGCGGCCAGAAGCCCAGTGCGCTGGAAGCGCTATTCTCAATAAAGAGAGCAGTGTCTTCCTTCACCTTCACTTTCGTGAAAGTGTGATTCACTGGGGTGGTTGCAGCGTCTGCGACGACAATCGTGCTAATATCAGGCACGTCTGAGTGTTCCTTTTATAGGAGTGTCATAACCAAACCTAGGATCTAGGCTGGCGCGGATGCCCATTATGGGCGAACGGCGTGTACATGCAATGCCCTCCTCTATTAACCGAGGAAACCGTGCCGGCTTAATGCTTGCGCGATCAAAGCTGCACCATTGTACACGTGGGAAAGGTTCCCTCCAGGTTTAAAACTTGGAGGAGGAACCATTGGTGACGAACCGTAGACGTTGCGATTAAACAACATCATGCGGCCTTTCCCCGATGGTATCACTATCGAGGTAGACAGCCCAGTATTGGTACATCTACCATTCGTGGGCTTGACCTTTACGGTCGTCTTCTTGCTAGCTGATCCTCCTTTGAACGACAATCCCAATGTCGCGTCCAATCGGTTAAGATAATCACCAATTGGGAAGAACCAGTCAACGACGAAGGAGAAGGGTGTTAATTCCCAAGCAAGCGATGCTGGATTCGTTATGCCCAGCTGAGCAAGCTCGTGAAGTAGCCCATTGTCCTTATAGTAGTCAAGGCGAACGAGCACTTGGTGCTCGATCTCGCGGTGACGATCTACAAGGCCACTGTAGCTACGGTAACCCCAGCCGACGCTAGAGGACTCGAAGGATGTCTCCTTCGCTCTAGCTTTAACTGTGATTATCGCCCGGTTCGCTTCCTTTTCGCGCTCGGAGAGGTGCTGAACAGCACCAAATGAATCCTGCATAAGCGGGATCCACCCGTAGGCTATCTCTAGCCTAGCAGCCGATATCAGATTCAGAATAATTCGAATCTGTCTCGGCCCACGCGCGCGACGGAGGTCCTTTTCAAGGGCCTTTAAGCGACCAGCCCACCCTGATTCAATGTTCTCCGCGATCCTACGGGCGTTTCCGCCAATAAGTTCATCGGTCTGTTTTCGCTCTGCGAAGGCTTGCCCAAGATTGACATGGTCATTCTTGAGTTTGTCCAAGCATTTCGAGACAGCCCTATCCACAAGATATTGTGGGAAAGGCGGAGGCACTGACGTGTAGAAGCCGCTATAGCTATGCGCACCCGAACGAATTGCTAAACTGTTCGAGGACTCCAGACGCAGTGCGAGTTCGGTTGTATCACAATAACCTTCTCGCACATAGCGTGTATAAGGAGTCGGCGGTCGCCATAGCTTGCGAGGCGTCTTGTTTCTCTGGCTCACCTCATCACGTATGATGTCAGGCACTGTACCACTATCACTTAGTGTGGTATTCGTAGCCTTATTCAGGAACGTGCCGGTGAACGGTCGATTCAAAGTAATCGCCATTCTACAAGCTCCTTCTAGAGTAGCAACCAACCATATTAAGTTGGCCTACCCTTAGCACCAGATGTAACTGATGCAGAGGCAGCAACACTGCTGGCTCTATTTACCTCGAGAACCACTGCAGGACTCCAATAAATCAAATTATAGGAGTTCAAAACAGCAAGGACCCGAGCCACCTCCTCTTCCAAGCAGTACTCGCCATCCGACACGGCATGGCTCAAAGCTACACCGGAAGCCTCGCTAGCCGCAATCAAGCAGAAAATCGCTCGATCAAGGTTCGCTTGGGTCACGGGTAGCTTCTTAAGAGCTGACCAATCGTCGGATAGCATGGCAAGTACTCCAGGGTTGAGGGAGGTGATTGGCGCACGATCGAGATAGACCGCGGTTCGTTACGTCTTGACGACGTAAC